AGCAACAGCTAGTGCACCGCTAAGCCGCTTGACCCCTTTAGTGAGTTTGTCTGTAGAAGTCTCGGCTTGCTTGAAAGCCTTTTTACCTGTGAACTCGGAGGCAATATCAATCTTTACTACAGCCATATTTAACCTCTCACAGTCGTGCGTTGATTAAGTTTATTCTTGGCATTATCGATTGCTTTGAGTACAGCTGATAAAGCCTTGCCGTTATCTTCTTCATAGGCTCTGTACAATCCGCGACCTCTGCGATTGCCTGCGCCCTTAACTTGAGACGGAAACTTGTTGTCTAGATTCTTGACAAAGGTGCTGTCTGGATTCCGCTTGCCTGCAACTTCATAGATTGCTCCAGCTCTGGTCTTGTTAAACAACTGAGCCAACGAGCGAAACCCTCTAGAGTTAGCCTTAGAAGGACTTGACTTGAATCCCACATTAGCCTTGACAATAGATGCAACATATTTAGGAAAGGTAGCAGTGCTAAAAGCAGAGGATCTGGCGTTGATCCCTTTACCTGTAATTCCCCAGTTTGACAATATTTGATTGTCATTAGGCATATATCCTCTAGCAACCTTGACCACAGGACGCATGGCCTGAGCCATCTCCTTTGTTAAGTTTTTAGATAGATCAGGTGTAAATTGCCTCAAAGCCTTACGGAGTTCAACGCCGCCTTTGACGCTTGCTGGCATCGTCTACCTCCTTCGCTTCATCCTTGAGACCCTGTAACAATGCCTCAAGCATTGTCGGATCAAGTTCTAATAAGTGCTGTGGCGCAATCCCCAACCTAATGCTCAAGCGAGCAATTAGATAGGTGAATGGAAGATCGCGCTTTAAGCTAAAGGGTCTGAGTCTAGAACCTCAACGCTTCTAAGCGTATCAATAAACTCAATCCCGAAAGGCTTAACAGTTTCACCTGACCTGCGAACAATTTCCCACGACAACCAGAAGAGCATTGACTGCATCTCGTCTTCACGAAAGGCACGATGAAAACCCTTTTTGTGATGCAACTCGAATGAGTATTCCACGCTAGGCGTGATCTCGCCGATTAACTCACTTCCATCTGTACGAACGATCTTTAGTTTTGCCATGATTAGCCCCTTTGTTAGTTGTTTAGAATGTGCCTGTAGTTGCTACTGCAATAGTTGAGTTAGCAGTAAATGTAATCGATTGTACACCGATGTCACCTGTTGCACCGTTGATGTCGGTGGTGTTGTTAATTAACAGAGAAACGGTATAGAGAGGGTTGGTTGCAGATACTGCTGTTCCCTTTGTCTGTAAGAATACACATGTAACTGTTGTTCCCCATGCAGCCTGAAGTGTTGCTAGAACATTTGCTGCTGCTGTGTCGTTGAGGAAGTCGATTGTCACTGTTGATGACTCTAGACCCTTAACAAACTTGTGTGCTGTGTCACCCATTGCGGTAACTTCTAGCTCATCAAATACGCGGTTGATTGTTACTGCTGTGACATGGTCTGAAAGATCGACAGAGTTAATCTTCACACCTACATTGTTATTTAGAAATACAGCCATGAGATTATTCCTCGTCCTTCTTAGTAGTTGCTGGCTTTGCTGCTGCTGGTGCTACCTGCCCGATTTTGATCAGGAAGGCTTCGTTTTCTTTTTCCCACTCGGACATATTAACTCCAACTTGTTAGGATAGATACGGACATCTCACAGCTGAGCAGTTCCCCGCTTGCAGCATTGAGAATACTTGGTGCGCTAATTGCGCTTACATTATAGGTCAAGCCACTGTTATAGAGCTTGTTGAACACTCCAACGACTACATCTTCAATGCCGTTAAGGTTTCCTTCATTGTCAAACAAAGGCACAGTTATAATGATTTTGAAATTGGCAGTAGGGCTAATGCTTATATGCTGATTATTATTAGGTGTCAAGTAAGGATCATCTGGAGACACAATCACAGAGTTAGCAAGGACTGTGGCTGGTGGGAAGGCAAATACCTGCCACACAGAATCTTCAATTAAAGCCGTTGCTAATGTGGTTCTAAGGTTAGTAATCGCAACTGACATTATCCCACCATCGAATTAGGGCTGAGAGCGTGTGCGATCAATCCTCGCACCTTAGCGAGAAGCTGTGCGCTCATTCGGTAAGGGCTTGGCTGGAAATCTACAGCGTTACTGCCTGAAAGGGTGGCTGTACGCGCTTGCCAGATTTCAACAGATATCATCAAAGCTGCTTGCTGAACTGCTGCATCCTGAGACCAGTCCACATAAGTATCTGCTGAGACTGTGCCAAAAGGTTGGACTGGGTGCTCTACTGCTGGAGTGTTGTTGTTGCCTGTAATTGCGTAAGTGATTGAGTAATCGCCTACTCCAGTGAGAGTCTTAGATCCGTTATGCTTTGAGCCATTGCCAGTGATTACCACTGTTTGACCCACATAGAAAACTTTTTCTACTTTGTCTTGAAAGTAAAGTGTGCCTGTTGTGGCTGTGTTGCTGTGTGCAATGTTGTAGGTTGCGTTAGTCCAGAGCATAGGCAGTAAAACTGCATCTGTAGCATCACAAACTTCCTGCAAGGTTGCATCGGGATACAAAGTACCGACTCCGAGTGTTGAACGGAGTTCTGCGACTGTTGTTAAGCTCATCCCGATTCCTTTCCAAAGACCCTGAGGGGCAGAGGGCTACTGCCCCTCAGAGCGACTTAGTTGCTAGTAATTACGCTACTGCGAAGCGGCGAACGCCCTTACCTGACTTAGCAACATAAAGTGCTAGGTATCCGTAAAGGTTGATTTCGATCTCGCCTGATGTCAATACATTGACACGAAGCTGAGTTGTTGGAGACTCCCACGCATATACAGAAGATGGTGCAACCAAGAAGGCTGAGTCATCTGCGATGCCTGATGCTGAGATGTTGTGATCCACGATTAGATCTGTACCAAGTACGCCACCACGAACAGATGTTGCGTTAGCTACACCTGAAGCGTTGTAAGTTGCGCCTTGTGCTGAGTAAAGTGCGCGACCTGTTGTGTCTGCGTATCCTGCGATAGCTGCCCACTGGTCTGTTGAAGCAACAAGCTTGTTAGCGAAATCTCCGCCAGTCCCTTGTACGCTGCTGCGCCTTCTACTGCGATGAATGACTGTAGTCCTGCTGCTGTTGTTGCAACATTTGTTGCTGCTGTTCCAGCAGAAATGAACTTAGCGATAAGAGCTGCATCTGTAGCCTTCTCGTACGCTTTTCTGAGTTCCACCATCATAAGCTCCATGAACTGGGGCGAAGATCGGTCGACGAGCTCAAATGAGACTCGTTGTAGCCCTGAGAACTTCTCAACTGTTACTGTGTCGTAAGCAGATGTCATGCCTGTCTCAGATGGTGCTGATCCTTCATTTGTGTCTGCAACTGTTGGTGCAGTGTCAGCTGAAGATGCGTTTGTGTACAAGCGTGGAACTGTAAAGCTCATGCCTGACTCTGTTAGTGCTGCGCGTGTTACCGCATCAAATGCTGGACGACCTGTGAAGGTGTCAGTGATGAATGTGTTTAGGTGTGGTGCAAGTGTCAAGCCTGTGTTAGTTGATGTTGAGTCATCTGCTGCGCGAACTACGCGGCGAGCTTCGTCATCACCAAGGGCTGCCTTGATGTTTGCTTCTAGGTACTGTGCGCCTGAAATAGGTGCTACGCGCTCGCGCACGAATGTAGTTGCTGTCACTACAGTTGGGCGAGCAGCTTCAACCGCTGCTGCTTCTACTGCTGGTGCTGCAACTGTCTCTGGAGTATTCTCCACAGCTGTCTCGCTTTCTGTTGGTGTGATTTCTTCTTCTACGACCTCTGGAGTTTCCTCAGCCGCAACATCGATAACCTGAGCAGACTTGAATGCTGGCTCTGTTACCAATGAAACCTCGAACAATCGGGCAGCCGATACAAACATGACATTGCCCTTCTGCTTTGACTTAATAACTTCTACGCCTACTGAAAGACCTGACTGCAATCCTTCTTCAGCAAGGATAAGAGCTTCAGATCCACGATTAGAGCGCGAGATCTTGAATGATGCATAGATGCCATCTTCTTGCTCTGTGAATTGTGTTGCCTTGCCTAATGGCTGCTTCATGTCGTGCTGATTTAGCAACTTAATAGTCTTAGGATCTTCTGGAAGTGCGATCGCGCCCTTCTCAAATACAACCTTACCTGCTGAAGTGTTGCCCACTTCTCCTGTTCCTGCTGGCACGATTTTGCCTGAGATTAGGCGTTCCTCAACATTGGCAATGAGTCCAGATGAGAAGGTGATGACTTGGTTTTCCATTATTCGATTCCTTCGCTGCCGTTAGGTGTTAAATCTTCCATCTCCATGGCTTGTTCAACTGTGATCAAGCCAAGAGATAACATCTTTTCAATTACTAACAAGCGTTCCATTGGTTCAGTCTTTAGGAATGATGAATCAACATCAAAGCGCACAGAATTACCGCGAGCAGTGATGTCATCCATTGACAGACGATCCTGAATCGCGTTCACATAAGGCGCGACAGATAGAGAGTAGAACTGCTTTCGCTCATCCAACACATTCGCGTAAGTCATTGATGAGTTTGCTTCTGCGCTAAGAAGATAAGCTGGGATAGAGCAGAGGCGAGCAATCTCAGTTGCTAGGAACTGTTGCGCTTCGTCATACATCATGTCTTTAGGTGAGAATGATGTTGGCTGATACTCAAGAGTAGAAGTTAGGTAAGCAGTGCTGCGATTGTTACGAGCGTTCTTCCATGCAGCCAATAGTCCAGCGATTTCTTTAGGATCTAGATCTGCACCATTGTTGCGAAGTACTCCAGAAGGCATTGGAGTTTGTGCTGCTAATACTGCCGCTTTGCGGAGATCAATTGCAGCTCTGATTGTTTCAGATCCGCGCTCTAAGATACCTTCATCGTATGCTTGAAATGTAATAAGTGATCCAAGCCCTGACATAGGAACTGCAACAGCATCGATGTAATACTGAGTAACAGTCATGCCGTAAAGATCAGTAGTGAAAGTTACTTTAACATTAGGAATCCATTGGAAGCGGCGTGGTCGCCCATCTTCTTCATACAGTTCTGTAACTTGCCAATAAGCAACGCCATACATCATTAATGAATCAACAGTCCACGCCATTGTTACAGAGCGCGGCTGGTTAAGTGCTGGCTGATCTACCCAAACTGGGTTGCCTAGTTCTTCACCTGTTGAGTTACGGTAAAGGTTAAGCGGTAGATCTCCTACAACTCCAGCGATCAAGTTGCGGCATCGAGCTACAGAAGGAACTGACATCGCCTCGTTACGATTAACGCGAGGCAGGATGTAGTTATAAATGGAGTTGAGGTTTTCCCCCATAATAGAAGGGGCGTATTGCGCTAAAAGCGATGAACGCTGATCATTATTGATTGCTTCAGTTTTGCGAAATAAACCCATAGACAAATACTACCACATTTGTCTAGTAATTTGACAATTTAGCCAAAAGTGTCTAGGTAAATATCTGGGGTTTCGAGGCAGGCTTAGATAGGTGTAAAACTAACATAGCCGCGCTAATCGGGGCTGCCACGCTTCCCGCTGATTTTTTGCGGATGATGCGCCAAGCTGAGTCATTGGATTTTGCCGCGCAGTTTTGCATCTGTATGTCGAAATCGTCCTGCCCTTGATGCACTACCCGCTGATTATCGATAGCATCCTTAAAAGTCGAACAGGCTGTATAGAATTGAGCCCCTGAGCAGTCCTCGACCATCACTCCAGAGTTACCTAATCGGTCGGCTACAGCTTGACTAGTGTACTTATCGAATAGGACTAGGCGAGGTTTATACATATCGCACCACGCTTTAATATCAGCTGCGATCTTTAACTCATCGACTGCGACATGGCTCTCCCATGTCTGGACTAAGGCTAAGCCGATCCGTCCATCTGGTAACAGTTGCCCGCATACGAGGCTTGCAGATCGTCTGGAGGGGTCAATATCAAACCCGAACATTGTAAATGCACCTACTGACATTACTAACTCTTTATCGGCTAAGTCCTCCCAACTGTTAGGAGTCCAAGGGCTCGAAAGACTGCTCACCCATTGGCATAACTGCTCTGTACGAGCCGCCTCTACTGTTGAGGTCGCGATCGTCTCCTCGATAGCCTCCTCTGTGATTAGGTAGCCTAAAGAGGGGTTAGCCATAGCCCACGCTTTACGATCCCAAATGTCACAATAGTCTGGAGCTGAGTATTCATAGAAACCTAGAGAGGCTGGAGGGTAATTTAAGCATCTATCGTGTAGATCGTTTAGCACTTTACTAAAAGCATCTCCAGCGTTGCTGGTAAAGAGTCTCTGACTATTCTTACGAGCTAGAGTCACCGATTTAGCCGCATCCATAGCGACCTCGGACACCTCGCGTAATTCATCGATCCAGAGGAAATCACAACTGCGACCACGCGCTCCGTCCGAGGTTGCCGCTACTACTTCAACCTGAGCCCCAGTAGCCAAAATAATGCGCTCATCGCCATTAGTCCTACGGATGCCCTTTTTAACATCCCCATCCTTTAACTGCGCCCTGAGAAAGTCATTACGCTCAATAATGTCTGCGATGATATTGAAAGACTTCATCGCCATCGAGCGGTTTGATGACATCATAAGGATATCTTTCTCACCGAAACAAAATAACCCTGCGAGGATACGCATACGCGCTAAATGTGACTTTCCAGATTGTCTGGCAATAAGCAATAGGCTCGTTTTGCGGATGTACATATCATTTTTATCCACGCGGCACATGTCATTAAGGATCAGCTTCTGCCAGTCGAGGAGGGGCTGTCCGATCTGCTCTGCGAGCTCTGCTATCTGGTCACCCTTGGTTTTACCCTTAAGCCATGGACTGTGAAGCCTAGGCTCTAATGCCCCTCGTAGCGGCTTGGGCTTTTTAGGCTTATCTGTCATTGATTGGCACTAGGTCGGAGCAGCATGGGACTAGCTGGGATCGTTGTGGTCGTTTTCGGGGAAACATAGTCCGAAAAGACAGGGG